GTATGTGAGCGATTGTACTCACATCTTGTTTTCTGATACTTAATTATGATGGCACGTAACAGAAATAAAGTATCAGAAAGCAAGATGTGAGTACAATCGCTCACATACGACACCCTGTAAACCGATTAATCGGAGGTATGGGTCATACCTTAATCACCAAGATTAAACCTCTCAATGCATCCCACCAAGTCAAGGTTATGATAAAACGCATTTGAGTTCCTACGTAAGAACTTTTCGGCCTTGAGCCTAATCGGATCCCTCTTGAGACTCTCCAAAGTTTCCCATTGACTATAGGTTTGATTTTTCGAGCAGCTACCTTGGTGCACACACTTACCACACTTACTACAGCAGCCGATCTTGGCACACCGACGCTTGAAAGCAGAACGGGAACACCCCCGGCCCAAAATTTCTCTTGGAAGCCGGCGGTGTATTTTATTCAACACACGAACACGTTTAACTATATCTAAACACACTTCAGGAGGTAAAACTACATTCAAACACAAATACGCACACACTAGGGTACTATCCATCTTATCAACAACCACGATTAGGTAAATTCACCTTAGCATCACAACCGAACATCCCGCCAGAAACATCAGTCGAATTATTAGCAAACCTCCTACTCCGGTCTGAGCCACTTAAAGCCAACTTCTTATGCGTGAAGAAAGCGACATAATTCTCAGGGGTAGGTCTAACAACCAAGCCCTCCGCTGGCTGTATTGCCGCTGGACTCTCCACGAAATCAAAAGTATCGAATGCCGCAAATCTGTCGTCGTACTTGAAGCCTTTCTTAGCCCAGTCCTCGGGGGGTTGATTAGTGATGTGCATGTAATTCCATGTGATGGGTGCAAAGCTCCGACAAACCTGCCTTAAGGAACTGAACTTCTTAATTACTGCAAAAGCTGCATCTCGGGTAATGGAACCTGTGGGGAAATCAATGGTGCCTTTTGGGTTGACAAATGGGGAAGAGCCCACAGAAGTGCAATAACGAGCGATGTCCCAAAAAGCAGCAGCCATCTTTTCTTTCGGAACTCCCAAGGCTTCAAATTGAGCGCTAATTTTTCCCAACTCCTCAGCAGTTGCGCAAGCATTAGATTCAGCACGCCATCCGAGTTTTTGCAGGTCATCCAAAGTGGGACTCGAGAAGACGTTGGAAGGATCCACTTTCATTTTATCACTCACTGGTAAGCGCACACGGCCGTCCTCCCAACCACCATTCACAATAACACTACTGCTTAAACTCTTGACTTTGAGCTCTTTCAATTTCTGGAATCGCTTGAGCAAATTCTCTTGCAACTTCTCCTCATCTTTAATGAACTCCAACACATCTCCACCACCGGAACTTGCATCCAACTTCTCCTTGGCTAACCGAACCTTCTTCTGTTCTTCTGTTTCTGACATTATGTTTATCAATAGCTAACTTGCTGACCTAAAAGTATCACAATTTCGGTATGCGCAAAGTTTTAGCGTAATCGATAAATTCAGGTGTGAAATCGCAACCTCTAATGACTAAACTATGTCCACTAATCACTACAACACAACTATTATCAGAATTACCTATATACGTAGATACACACAGAACTACCACAAAAGATACTAAAAATAGTGCTACCAAACGACTATCCAACATGTGAGCAGCACCTACGCTTATTTGAGTTACGACTTAAAAGGAATATAACTGCTACCAATAACACCACAAGCAATGCCGGTGCAGGCCCACTGTCCAAACTGTTCTTATAACTCTTACTCCCTCCTGGTGATCCGTAGAAGATACGTTTCGTGCCGTCTTGGTAATAACCACCGTGTGGCAAATTGTGAATATTATCCCCAACTGCAGGCAATGTGTTCCTTGTAAGAGCGAAAATGAGCAAAGCTAATCCAGCTCCTATGGAGATAGCTAGAAAAGATTGACTGTGGTCAGGCGGAGGTGTCAAAGGCATTACCGCACAATCGTAACTCGCAAAGTTCTGGAATTAGTATCAACAATGACCTACGCGCGCGAGTAACTGCACAATAAAATTTTGCTTTATCTTGATCTTCAATCTCAGTACTGCTGAGGATGAGCGTCACTACTTCAAATTCTTTACCAACACAATCATCAACTGACTTATGCTCACAGGAGTGTCTAGACAAAAGTTCATGCACCTCTCGGTCGAAACTTATGATGGTTCC